AGCCGGCCGGCACGGGCTATCAGCATGGCCGCAGGAGAAGTGGCAGAGCGGTCTATTGCACCGGTCTTGAAAACCGACGTGGGTGCCAGCCCACCGTGGGTTCGAATCCCACCTTCTCCGCCACTTTTGCTAACATGAAAATCGACTAACGCGATGTTTTCGAAGAGAAAATTGGCCTTTTGGCCAGCCGGTGCCTGATAAATCCGCTTGTTTTGCTGCACATAATGCTGCACAATCTGCCGCACACCAGCGGAGGGCGCGGCACCATGAGCGCCACCAAGCGGAGCGACACGTTCCACCTGAGACGCCGCGTTCCCCGGCGCTATCGCAGCGTCGAGCCACGCGAAACCGTCTGGATCAGCCTGCACACGGACTACGCGACGCTCGCCAAGAGCAAGGCGGAGCGGGCGTGGGGGCAGATGATAGAGGCTTGGGAAGCCCGCCTTGCCGGGGATACCGACGACGCGGAAGCCCGTTATGCCGCCGCCCAGGAATTGGCCCGCGTCCGGGGCTTTCGCTATCTCGACGCCGGGCGCGTCGCCCGCCTCCCGGCGGAAGAGCTTGTCGAGCGCGTGGAAGCCGTCTCCGAGCCCGCTGGCGAGCCCGACAAGGCCGAAGTCGCCGCGCTCATGGGCACGGTGCCGGAGCCGCAGATAACGGTGCAGAAGGCGCTTGATCTCTACTGGACGCTCGCCCGCGAGAAGACGTTCGGCAAGAGCGAGGATCAGCTTCGCCGCTGGAAGAATCCCCGGCTCAAGGCGGTGAAGAATTTCGTCGCCGTCGTGGGCGACAAGGCAATCGACAACATCACCCGCGACGACATGCTCGACTTCCGCCAGCATTGGCTTGAGCGGATCGAAGGCGGCGAGGTCACGGCCAATTCGGCCAACAAGGACCTGATACATCTCGGCGACGTGCTCAAGACCGTGAACACGATGAAGCGCCTCGGGCTCAACCTGCCCTTGGGCGAGCTTTCGTTCAAAGAGGGCGAAACCCGGACACGGCCCCCTTTCTCGACGGGCTGGATTCGCGACAAGTTGCTCGCCCCCGGCGCGCTCGACGGGCTCAACCCGGATGCGCGGGGGCTGGTGCTCGGCATGGTCAACACCGGCTATCGCCCCTCGGAAGGCGCGGCGCTCACGGCGGAGACGATCCGGCTTGACTGCGACGTGCCCCACATCTCGATTCAGCCGGAGGGGCGGCAACTCAAGAGTCAGTATGCCCGCCGCGTCATCCCGCTCACGGGAGTGTCGCTGGAAGCCTTCAAGGCGTTCCCCGAGGGCTTCCCCCGCTACCGGGACAGCGCCACCCTGAGCGCGACCGTCAACAAGTTCATGCGGGCGAACGGGCTCTTGGAGACGCCCGCCCACAGCATGTATTCGCTGCGCCACAGCTTCGAAGACCGGATGCTTGAGGCGGGGATAGATGATCGGATTCGGCGCGACGTGTTCGGGCATCGGCTTGACCGCGAACGCTACGGGGCCGGGGCGTCGCTCGCCCACGTCCGGGATTTGCTCGCGGGCCTCGCCCTCTGAGCCAACAGCGCGCGCCCGGCGCTGCACATCGGTCTCGCCCCGTTCCCGTGCCCGTGCGTCGGCAAGCTCGGCTTCGAGGCGCTCGAAAACCGGGGCGACGCCGGAGTCGACTTCCAGCATCTTCGCTACCTTGAGCAAGGCGCGTTCGATCCTGTCAGCCGCTACGGTCATCGCCCCGGTTGCCCTTCTCTCAGAAGGTGCCGTTGAGACGGACGCGGACGCTCGCCGTGCCCGTGCCAGCGGCGGAGACGGCGGTGCCCACTTTCGTGTTGCCGCTCGCCGTCGTCGTCATGGCCCCGTCGCTCGCGCGCCAGTAGACGGCGGCCCCGACCGTGAAGTCGTCGGCGGCAACCTTGGGCATCTCGAAGACGCCTTCCGTCACCAGCACCAGCGGCTCGCCGATGGCAGCGTCGCCCGAGGCGATGCCGAAGAGGTTGCCCACCTTGACGCCCGCGCCCGAGGTCGCGGCGGCGGTGGCGGTCACGGTGATATTCTCACCGGGTTGAACGAAGTTCTTCATGGTCAGAGTCCTTTCGAGGTCTGGAAGAGGATGCGGCGCGGGGGCTTGATGGCCCCCGCAAGCTCGGCTTCGAGGTCGGCGACATAGCGTTCCAGGACGGCGAGATTGGTCGGGCGGTATTCCACCTTCTCGCCGTTCTGGTCGGTCACGCTCACGGCCAAGGTGCCCGTGAGAAGCTGGTGCAGCGCCTCACGGGCCTCGGACAGTCGCTCTTGCGTCGTCAGCGTCGCCACGATCAGGAACCTTCGTGGAGATACGCACCGCGCCAGTCGAGCCAGCCCGCGCCGAAGTCGAGATAGGCCCCGGAAGGACAGCCCGAGGGAATCCCACATCTCGCGCCGTTCGATTTGGACGCCTTCCGCCCCGGCGAGGTAGACGTAGCGGAGCGCCGCAAGCCGCGCCGGATCGGCGAAGATGTAGACGGCATCCCCTTCGAGGCGGGGTTCCACCAGGAGCGTGAGCTTGCTCGCCGCGACGTTCACTTCGTCGGATTTCGTCGGGTAGGTCTCGGCGAGGATTTGTTCGGCAAGGGTTTCGATCTCCGTCCCCACCAGCATGAAGCGCGGAGCCGCGCCCACGATGGTCTTGCCGTCCGTTCCCTTCGCCGTCCGCATGGCTTGGCGGGCGTCGGTGAACACGTCCACGCCAGCGGAACCGATGGCCCCCGCAGCGCCGCCGCCCGCGTTCCCGAGGTTGCCCCGGCTGGCGTCGAAGACGGGGGTGCCGTCCCGCATGGCCGGGTTGCCGGTGATCGTCGCCAGCATCAACGCCGCTTCGGTCTGCGCCGCCGCCTCGCCGAAGGCCCGCGTCATGTCGCCGAGAAGGTTGAGGTCATCGCTCACGATCAGGTTGCGGGACACGTCGAGCCGCCGCCCGTAGGTCTTGGCCTTGATCGACTCCCCCTCTTCGCCGCGCGAGGTCGCGGTAAACTCGCCGTTCTCGGCAAGCTCTTCGAGTTGCCCCATCTCGCCAAGGCGAATGGCGGTGCTCGCCTTGAAGTCGCGGACGGTCTGCTTGCGGAAGAACCCCTTCACCGAGGATTCCGCCGCCTGATAGGACTGCATCGCCGTCTTGTTCATCGCGTCCATGACGGTGAGCGGGAAGTCGGAGACGGTGTGGGCGGCGGAGCGGTGGAGGATTTCGTCGCGGCTCATCCCGCGCGTGGAGACGCCCGCCCGCTCGACGCTGGCGCGGGCCATGTCGAGAAGACTCGTGTCGGCAAACTCGCGCGACGCCTCGGGCATCTTGTCGAGCCCGCCCATGCGATAGGCGAGCGCGTCGGCCTGCCGGGTGCGGATCGTCGCCGGATCGTCGGCCCCGCCGCCGTGAACGCGGATGACGGGTTGCGAGCGCCGCCGGGACTGTTGGGCATCCCACGCCGCCGCTTTCGCGGCGTCTAGGTCCGCGCCGGAGTCGATCAAGGCGTCGGCCTCTTCCGGGGGCAGGTTCGCGTTGCGGAAGAGCGCGCGAATGTCGCTCCGCCGCTGGAGTTCCGCCGCCTCGGGCGAAACGGTTTCGGGCATCGTGTCGGGCATGTCAGGGGTCCTTTCGTTGCTTCGGGTGCCGGTGTTGGGGTCAGCCGGATTCGGGGTCAGGGAGGCTTCGCGCATGGTCCAGCGGTTTGCCGTCCGGGTGCGCCGCCCTTGGGCATCGGTGCCGTCGCGCCACTCGGCGACGGTGTAGCCAATGGAGACGCCGCGAAGCGTTCCGTCCTTCACGCGGGCCATGATCGGGGCCACGTCGTCGGCTTGGCTCAGGCGGAGCCGGGCAATCGCCTCGCCGCCTTCCACGCGGACGGACTCGACGATGCCCACCACGTCCCGGGCGGAGCCCAAGCGGTGATTGTCCACCAGCGGGACGCCTTGAGCGCGAGAGAGGTCGAGCCCGGCGAGCGACAGGACTTCGAGAAACCCACCTTGACGGTCGCGACGGGCGACAGGGGTTTCGGTGGCGATGACGGCTTCAAAGGTGAGCGTCGCGTCATCCCACGACGCCGGGCGGGCGGGCATGGAACGGCGGAACGTCTCCACGTCCTGCCACGCCGGGGGCACGGCGTTCGCCGTCTCGGGGCCACGCGCGGCGGGCGGGCCGTCATACTTGCTGGTAGGGTCAGCCATTTGTCGGGGCATTGGATTCTCCGGTGAAAGTGAGCCCGAGGGCGCGTTCCCGTTCGCGGTCTGCGGCAATCTCGGCGTCGAGCGCGGCGACGTTCCACCCGAGGGCGGCAACGGCTTGGCGGCGCGACGTGAGGCCCAGGGCGAGCAATTCGCGGACGGCCTCCGCGTCCTTGGCCGGATCAACCTGCATCGGCCTCGGGGGCAACCATTCGGCCTTGAGCGCCGGGGCGAGGTCGGGCACGTCGAGCCGCCCGGCGAGATAGGCGTCGGTCACGACGCGCTGGAAGATCGGGTCGAGAAACTGCGGAATGAGGGTGTGGTAGACGTATAGCTCCACCCGTGCGCGGAAGGGCAAAAGCCCGGCGCGGAGCGAGCTATAGTTCGCATTGCTCAAGTCGCCGTCGAGAAGATGCGTCGGAACGCCAAGCCCCGCCGCAATCTCGCGCCGCATGATCTTCAGAAACTCCGGGGCGTCGTCGGCAGACTCCGGGAAGGCGGTGCGAACGTCTTCGCCAAGCCCGAGGCGATACATCGCCCCCGGCTCATGCCCCTCTTCCCCTATTCCGGTCGCGCCCTCATAGACGCCCCCGGCGGAGCCGTTCACGTCCACGATGAAACCGACGTGCATCGCAGAAACCTTGAGCTTCACAAGGAGCGCGTCGGACGCTTGGTCATAATCCGACAGTTTCAGGAGGATCGAGGCGAGCGCCGAGACGCCGCGCACTTGTCCCGGCCGAAGGGGGCGGAAGATGTGGAGCATGTCGTCGGCAGGAACGCGGATGCGTTCGGCGGCGGTCGGATAGAGGTCGTTGGGGGTGTCGGGCGAACGTGATAGGCAACGCGTTCCCCGAACGCGGAAAACTCGATTCCGTTGACGATATAGCCCCCGCCCGACAGTTCGGTCGTGTGGCTTTCGTCCACCCACTCGGCGGGAATCTGGCGGATCACGGCCCGCCCGTCGCGCTCTTCGATGACGGCGAACGCCTCGCCGTCGATGTGCTCGGCGAGCACCATTGCCGCCGTGATGCCCCGAAGATCGGTGCGGCGCTCGGCGTCGATAACGGCGAAGGCGTCGAGCGCCAGGGCGTCGATTGCTTCCCGCGCCGCCTGGTCAGGGTGCGCGGAGTTCGCTTCGATTCCGGCCCCGACCGTCTCGGCGACAATCGCGCCGATAGCGTTCCGAATGAGCCCGTTGTTGGCATAGGCAAAGCGATCGCGGGCGCGGATCGTCGGAGCCGCCGCCGAAGTCTCAGGGCCATGGGGGCCGTAGAAGGTCGCGCCCCCGAAACGCCGCCCCGTGGTCGCTTCAAACGAGCGACGAAGGGCGGGCTCGGCGGTGCGCCGAAACGGTTTCGTGAGGCGCGACCAAACCGACATCACAGGCCCCCGGAGAAGAAGGGCGCGATGAGGTCGGAGACGGGCAGGACGATGGACGCTCGGGGCTCATGGCTTGCCGCCCGCGTCTCGGCGCGGACACGGCGCGCGGCGCGGGCGAGGTCGGTATCGGCCTCGGGCTCCGAGACGCGGAAAGCCCACGACAAGCCGCTCGCGCCCTTGCGGTAGCGAGGCTCGGCGGTGAGGGTGACGGCCTCGCCCGCTGCCACTCGCGCGACCATGGAGTCTAGGCGCGACGGCGGCGTGAACGTCTCGCCCACGGGCATCTCGGCGGTAGGATCAACAGGACGTTCCGCCAGCCAGCGGGCGAGATAGACGGGCATCTCGCGATTGCGGCACACTTCGTAGGCGGTGAAGACGATCCGCGCGCCAGCGCAGGCGGTGCGGGAATAGGCCCCGACGTTGCCCGATTCCGGGGGGGAGGTCGGGCGAAACGGCCCCGTTGTCGCGCAGGGTGCGAAAGCGATTGAAATAGGCGCGACGGCCCTCTTCGTCGTCGATTCCGTCAAGATCGGCGGCGAGGTCGGCTTGCTCTCTAAGGCTCAGGGTGTTGGACATTTGCGGCTCCCGGCTGGCAATCAACAAGCCGAGTCTTACGACATTCTGACCGCTCGCAACGTAACGGTAGGGGTCGCTTGGTCATCAAGTATATGGTTTAGAACGATAAACTGGCAGTTTACTGAGCCGTTTTGCTTGCGGAATGGATGCTGACATGCTATCCGTATGGTGCGCGGCCTGTGGTGAGGTCGCGCGTTCCTTCTCGACAGAGCCGGGGGCGGTTTGCGAGTGCCGCCCCCGGCAACCCAGAGGCCCCGCGATGCTCGACGTGATCCACAGATTGCAGACCCAGGCCGAAGACATCTTCGGCTATGGCTACGCGCGCGGAGAGTCGCTCGGGCGTATCCGGCTGGTGATCGTTCGCAACTTCGAGCGCCTAGGCGTCGAGCCGCCCGAAGACGTGTTCGCCTTCACCACGGGCGGCCTCATGTGCGACAGCGACGTGAAGGACTGGCGGTCCCGGCTCGCCGCCTAGTCGATTTTCCAGAACCAAGTGACAATCCAGCCCGCCAGCGATGCGAGCCCGCCCACTTGCCAGATAGGCCAGCCGGTATCGAAAAACTCGGCCTCGCCGAAGATCGGGGCAAATATTCCGATGACAAACATGAAAATGGCGGCAACCAACAAGAGCACGAAAATGCTTTGCGCGGGTTTAGCTGCAAACTCCGCCGCCAGTTTCGACCGTTCCTCTTGGCTCTTGATCGCGCCCCAGATCGTGATTGCCACGACGTAGACCAAGAGACAGAACATAAGAAAGCCCATTCGTCGGGCCTATTCCTTCCAGTTGCGAAAATAGAAGGCGATGCTCTCGACGGCCTCGGCAAACTCTTTCGCGTCGTTGTGCGAAAGGATCATCCCCTTGCCGCCGAAGTTGAGATACATCTGCGGGCCTTCGCCCGCGTAGTTCGTCGTGCCGACTTCGAGGTTGTATTCCTCGCCCCCGGAGGCGTCGGTCACGTCCTTGTTGAAATACTGAGTCGTCGCCATTCACTTGCCCTTTCGTATTGACCGCGCGAGGTCCGCGATTCTGTTGATTGGCCCGGTCATCGTGTCGCCCGTGACGGGCCGGTCATCAGAATACACGTCGACTCCGAGTCCATCATAGAATTGCCCGAGGGTCAGTTCGTATTTCGCCACGATTGCCGCCAAATCGCGATAGAAGGCATCGCGGTCTACCCACGGCGGGAATTTCCCGAGTTCTTCGTCGTCTTCCAAGACCTACCCCTTGAGCCACTTGCTTCGGATCACATTAGGCGGTTTCGGCAGCGTCGTCACGCTCGCAACCTCGGCTTCCCGGCGTTCCGGGGCGATGCCCACAAGGGCGCGGGCGGCGAGCGCGTAGACGACGCAATCCAGCGCCTCGGCCCGCTTCCCGACGATCCGCTCGAAACGGGCGACGGGCTGGCCCCGCGAATACTTCACGACGCGCCTCTCGGCGGTGAGTTGTGCGAACCATTCTTCGGACAGCGTGTCGCTGAAGCGCCAGCCCGTTCCCGCCTGAAGGGCGTTCAAGAGGCGTTGTTTCGCCACGTCTAGCCCGACAAGCTGAAGCACGATGCCCCGCGCTTTCGAGCGTTCCACCAGCGGGCGCTTGAAGCCCCCCACGCCCTTGAGCGGGAAGTGAGCTCCTCCCCGATCTTTGGACAGTTTCCGGGATGATTTAAGCTACTGCCTGCACCTGCTGATCGGTTTCGATGGTGTTGAAGTAGACCACGGCGGGCGGTTGTCCGCGATGGGCTGCGTGGG